CTCTGTAAGTGGACAAACTAATAGTTTCTTTTTACCTTCGGTTTACTCTAAAAAGGTTTTAAACTTTTTCAGAAAATCGTCTGTTATCGAAGCTATTACTAACACCGACTATGCCGGTGAAATCACTGCTTATGGAGACTCTGTAAAGATTATCAAAGAACCTGTTATCTCTGTGTCAGATTACACAAGAGGTAGCGATACTACTGCCACTAAACTAACAGACCAAGAAACATCTTTGGTTGTTGACAGTGCTAAAGCTTTTAAATTCATCGTAGATGATATTGAGAGCAAAATGTCACACGTCAACTTCAAAGAAGTAGCTTCAAGCTCTGCTGCATATGCATTGAAAGATTCATATGATGCTGCTGTCTTAGCTGTTATGTTTGCTGGATTATCTGCTTCATCACCTAACCACGTTTTAGGTTCTGACAATGCTACTGATTTAGCTGCTGGAACTTTTGACGGTACAGGTAACCTAGACATTGGTTTTGATTCTAACGAACATGACCCTCTAGACCTTATGGGTAGAATGTCAAGACTATTAGACGAACAGAACGTACCTGAAGAAGGTCGTTGGTTTGTTGCAAGTCCTGATTTTTATGAAGTTCTAGGACAATCTAGTTCTAAATTGTTGTCAGTAGACTACAATGGTGGACAAGGCTCAATCAGAAATGGTTTAGTATCAAGTGGAAAACTACGTGGATTTAGCATGTACAAATCAAACAACATTGCTGCAACATCTAATGCTGCTGGTAAATGTTTGGCTGGACATATTTCATCTACAGCTACTGCTCAATCAATAACATCAACTGAGGTCCTTAGAGACCCTAGTTCTTTCGGTGATATTGTTAGAGGATTGCATGTCTATGGTGCGAAAGTACTTAGAGACGAAGCAATTGTAGGTGCTTTCTACGGTATTGACTAATACCAAACTTGGGGGAGTCTTAGGACTCCTCCTCTTTTTTTAACGCATAATTTTACTAAGAGGTAAATAAAATGGCAATTGTAAATATAAGAGATACTGGACGTAACTCAGCAAGAACAACTGATGTTCGTGAGTTAGCGACTAAAGTCCAGAAACCTTCTGACACAGAAGCAATAACCGCAGCGAATACAATAACAGCAGCCGAATCAGGCACACGTTACGTTTTAAACGTAGCAGCAGCTAAAATTCAAACTCTACCTACTCCAGCAGCAGGTTTAGAGTATTGGTTTTATGTTGGAGCAACAGAACCAACAGGTACTCATACAGTAGTAACAGCATCAAGTGCTAATATTATTGTGGGTAACGTATCTTCTCCTGAAGATGCAGCAGGTTCAGTGGCTACAGTTACTGATGCAGATACTATTTCGTTTGTAGCTAACAAGGCAGTACATGGAGATTTTGTTCATGTATGGTCTGATGGTACAAACTGGTATCTAAATGGTCAGTGTAAAGTTCAAGACGGTATTACTACAACTCAAGCGGGTTAATAATACAGTCACGGTATTGACGAAACAGTCTAACGGGGGAGTTTCCGGACTCCTCCACTTTTAAAAGGAATTAATATGAAAATGTATGGAATGAAAAGAAAACAACGAGCTTATGGTTCTACAGACCCTGAAAGAAAAAAAGCTAGTATGGGTCGTATGATGTATGGTAAAGGTGGATATGCTAGTATTGCAGACATGGAAAAACAATGTATGACCAAAACTGATTATAACGAAAGCTTAAAAAGCAAAGATTAATTATTATGAAAGGCGTACCCCATTATAAAAGAGATGGAACTGAATTTAAAGGCAACACTCATAAAATGCCTAACGGACAATTACACTCTAATAAAACTCATACAAAAACAAGTGAAAGACTTTATCACTTTAAAGATTTAAGTAAGAAAGCAAAACTAAAAGCTAAAGGTAAGTAATGGCAACAACATATTTAGATTTAACTAACGAAGTACTAAGAGAACTCAATGAGATAGCTCTTACGTCTGCAAACTTTTCAAGTGCTGTAGGACTTCAGCAGTTTGTAAAAGATGCAATAAATAAATCTATATTTGATATAGCAAATGAAGAACCACAGTTACCATTTTTTGCAGTTGGCGAAAGTGGTGGAACTGATCCATTCTATGGAAACGTAACAGTGGCTACAGTAGCTGGTACTAGATGGTACGAGTTAAAAGCTAGTAGCTCAAGCGTTCAAGACGATTACGCTTCGATAGACTGGGATGATTTTTATTTAACTACCATTAATGTAAGCGGTGAATCATCTCCTTTTGTCTCAAGAGGACTACAGTTTTTAAACTTAGCTGATTGGAAAAGATATTACAGAGACAATGAAAATATAGACGATGCAGATTCACAGGCTTATGGTGAGCCTTGCAGAGTTATTAAATCACCAGATAGCAGGAAGTTTGGCTTAAGTCCAATTCCTGACAAAGTTTACAACGTACATTTCTATGCGTTTGAAAAGCCTACAAAGCTTTCAGCTCATGGAGATACAGTTGTATTCCCAGAACAATATACAAATGTTATAACTGCTAAAACAAGATACTATGTATGGCAGTTTAAAGAATCTCCACAACAAGCAGCGTTTGCTATGGATGATTACAAAAAAGCATTAAGAAACATGAAATCTAATTTAATTAATCCGACTCCTCGTACTATGACAGACGATAGAAAATACTTTTAATTTATGGCAACATCACAACCTTATACAGTTGCATGTGCCGGTGGTTTAGTCAAAGCTTCTAATCAGATTGACTTACTTAAAACTCCCGGTGTAGCTAGAGAACTTAGAAACTTTGAAGTATCTGTTAAGGGTGGTTATAGACGTATTAATGGTTTTAGTAGATTTGGAGCTGGTAGTGCTGCACAAGTAAGTGGAAGCACAGATACAATTCAAGGGGTAATACCTTATGGAGATGGTGTTATAGCTTGTGCATCAACAGGAATATTTTTTAGTCAAGATGGTACAAGTTGGTTAAATGTAAGTAGAAGTTCAGTAGATGCTAGTGGAGATAATCATACAGCCTTTACAGGACGTAGTACACTTACTAGAACATGACAAGGAAAAATTAGTTTTTCATTGTTTGAAGGTGCTGCATTTGATTACGGTTTATTAATTATATGTGATGGAGCTAACAAACCTTACTTTTTTAGAATGGAAGGTACAGGTGATAACATCAATACAAGAACATTTTTTGGTGGTGAAATTACTGTAACAGGTACAAAGTTTGCAACACACTCAGAAATACACGATAAACATTTAGTTGTTGCAGGTGTTGAAGATAATCTTAGTACAGTATTTTACAGCACACTATTAGACCCTACAACTTTTAATGGTACTGGTTCAGGTTCTATAACTTTATCAGATCAAATAGTAGGAATTAAAAGTTTCCGTAATGAACTTTTTATATTTTGTAGAAATAGTATATTTAAATTACAAGATATAAATGGTACACCGGTAGTAATTCCAGTTGCAAAAAACATTGGGTGTCTATCAGGTTACAGTATTCAAGAGATAGCTGGTGACCTTGTATTTTTAGCACCTGATGGATTAAGAACGGTTGCTGGTACTGCAAGAATTGGAGACGTTGAGTTAGGTACAGTTAGTAAAGCTATACAACCTATTATTACACAGTTAGCAGAAAACATTGACAAATTTGTAATATCAAGTGTTGTAATTAGAGAAAAATCTCAGTACAGATTATTTTATACTGATACAACTACTGTTAATTCACAACAAAAAGGAATTTTAGGAACACTTAGACCAAATGGATTTGAGTGGTCAGAAACAAGAGGAATAGAAGTAACCAGTATAGGAGCTGGGTTTAATAATAAAAGTGTTGAAAAATATTTTCATGGTGATACTGATGGCTATGTGCTTATACACGATTCAGGTGACGATTTTAATGGGTCTAACATACTGGCTAGATATGCCACACCAGACTATGACTACGGAGACTTAGGAACTTTAAAAACTTTACATTATGTTAGAGTTTCTTGTTCAGCCGAAGGAGTTGTAACTCCAGCACTACAAATTAAATATGACTTTAATAGTCAAGATATTCCACAACCAACAAGTGATTTTTCTTTTGGTACAGTTAATCCACCTGCAATATTTGCAGAAGCTACTTTTAACGCAACAGTATTTGGTGGTACTTTTGCACCAATGATAAGAATACCAGTACAAGGAAGTGGCACAAGTAATAACTTTACAAT